CATGGGTTCGATTCCCGTACGGGTCACCATGCAGAAAAAGCCCTAGAAATCAATTCTAGGGCTTTTTTATTGCTTTATCAGCTATATTCCCACGTTCTCCGAACTATTCTGCGGGAAAATATTACCGCAGATTTTAATATTTTTCTGCGTGCGGTACGTTTTTAGGGCTCAAATTTGACACGCCATTTGACGCGAAATTTGCCACGCTTACCGCTTGTACATCCCCTGCACCACTCCGACGTTCTCCGCCCGCTCAATATCCCGCTTGTGCAGGTACTCATAGACGGCCATCATGGCCGCAGGCGGTTCGCCCTTCTGCTTGCGGTATTCCTCGATGTGAGAAACAACGGCCTTGTGCAGGGCGTTCATGTGGTTCATTTCCTCCCCGCTCAGCCTGTAAAACAGGTCTGCCAGCTCCGGGTCGTCGTGCTTGTATTCCACGGCCAGCTCTGCGTAGGTGTGCGCGTCTTCCAGCTCGTCCTCAATGTGCTCCATCAGCAGTTTAATTTCTTTCATCTGATGCCCTCCTGAATGTACGCATACAGCGTATCAATATCTTGCTTTCCCAGCTTGAGCGTAAGCCCGATTCCGGGGATTTTCACGGGCAGCGCCTCTGTCCCCATGTATGGCTTTGCGGCGTTGTACAGGGCGTCAACGTCCACAGTGCCATGCTCCATATCGTAAACGCCCAGCGCCTTTACCATGGGATGATCTGCGTACTGGGCAATAATCTTCGGGAAATTTGCGGCAAGCAGCCCCCCAGCCCCGGCAACCAGAACTCTGTCCCAGCCGGAAAGACTTGGAGCAATGCTTCTGTCAATGAATCTCGCAAGCCCTGCCTGCACGTTTTCCATAGGAATCATAAATTACCTCCTTGAAAGTATGGGGCGGCGGCTGCCGCCCCAATTGTCGGGAATCAACCGTTGCAGCACCCGCCGCACTTGGGCAGGGGGTTGTACAGCGTCTGTGCCGTGGTGCCGGTTCCGGTGGTCACGTCGGCAACCTGCTTCGGATAGAAGGTCGCGTTGGCGTAAGTCACGATGGAATTGTCAGCGCAGCAACGCCGCTCTGCCTCGATCTTGATGTCCTTAGACAGCTCAGCCCGAACGCATTCCACGTCCTGACGAACCAGCGCGAAGCTGTCCTCGGTGCGCTGATTGTGTACGGCCTGATCGCACAGGGTCTTGCGAATGTCCTTGAGCTGTCCGTCAATGTAAGCGTACAGCTCAATGGATTTCTGGTCGTTGTAGGCGTTTGCCTTCAACAGCGCGATTTCGGAATCCTTGGCGGCGAGCTGCTGCTCACGATCCAGTTCATACCGGCTCACGGGCATGTTCTCGCTGCACCCGCCCCAGCCATAGCCATAGGGCATGGCGGGCATAACGGGAGCGGGGGGAACGGGATTGCGGTTGCCGAGAGCCAGAGCGCCCAGACCGCCCGCAGCATTCATCACGCCCAGCGCCAGACCGGCAATACCCGTGCCAAGGCCGGCACCGGCTACGCCTTTGCTTGCATAATCCTTTTCTACTTCCATTAGAAGTCCTCCTTCAAAATATTAGGAGGTGGCCACCTTCTACCTATAGAATAACAAAAATCCCGACGGTAGAATCATCATCTACTCGTCGGGATTTCGTCAATAAATCGTCAATAAATCGTCACGCAGAATCAGAATTTCAGATTTTCAGGGAGCTTGTCACTGTATTTTCTGCACAATTCGTATTCTATCCGCAACTTTTTAACCGTTCTTGTGATAGTGGCTTGGGACACACAAAACTTGTGGCACTGTTTTGTCTGGCTCCATCCGGCGGCTCGGGTGCGGATGATCTTTTCCTCTAGCGGCGTGAGAATTGCCAGAGAACAGAACTCATCCAGAATCACCCGATTCCATCGGACTTTATCCACTTATCACATCAGTCCTCCTTGGGGGAACTGTAAGTTCTTGCCAGTTTGCTATCGGAGATACCGGCGGTGGTAGGATCATTGACCACGCCCAGAATCGCCAGCAGGGCAAACACGGCGTTCACCACGGCCAGAAGCTTATCGCCGATTTCGCCCAAGTCCAGCGTAAAGCCGAACAAGGCGGCCACCGTCTGCACCAGCAGAAGCAGCGCGGGAATTGCGGCCAGCCAGAAGTTCTTGTTTTTGACACGTACAATCCAGTTAATCATTTTGTTTTCCTCCTTAAAAATCAGCCCAGCCCAAGCCGGGCAAGAATAAACCCTACGACAGCGGCCACGACGATGTAGATGACCCTTTCCACCACAGATTTCCACCGCTTGCCGGGTTCGGATTTCAGCTCCTGCACGTCCGTGCAGAGGCCGTCAACCTTCTCCCCGGTAACTTCCACCTTCTCCGCCATGACGGCAACAGACGTTGCCAGCGTGTTCACCGCTTCCGTGTGCCGTTCCAGCGCGTCCAGGCGGTGGGAGTTGGATTTGCTCCGCTGTTCTACCGCAGAAAGCCTCCCGGCGATTTCCGTTTCTTCCATTGGCATACTCCCTTCTCAGCCACTCCACCGGCTGTACTTCCCGTTGTCCTCGTGAATCCCCCATCCGTACAGCCCCAGGCCGCCCCGCCCGGGGATTTTCTCGGCCTGCACCTCCTGGGCTATGGCATACAGTTTCTCCGGGGAGATAGCCCCCGAGAGGTCTACGGCCTGTCCCGTGGTGTGCAGGGAGTTGGATACTCCGCCCACCTCGGCGTTGTGCCGCTTGCACCGCACACCGGAATTCACATTCAGGGGAACCCCCGCCCGACGGCGTATCTCATCGGCCATGCGGACGGTTTCCTCTGCGGGTTCTGCGGGAAAGCCGTTGCAGTATTTCCCGCCGCACTGGCACCGGAACTCCTCACGGGTAAAGTACCGGATATCGTCCCAGAACGTCCCCATCTTCGGCGCGTCGCTGCTTTCCGGCTTCTCCACCTTTACCGCCGTCCCGGCAATAGCACCAATGAGCATTTTCTGGGTAGCCGCACCCGGTATCCCATCCACGGTAAGTCCATAGTCGGCTTGAAACGCCCGAATTGCTTCTTGGGTATTCCTGCCCTCGATGCCGTCAATCGTGCCGGGAGAATAGCCCAGATAGGTCAGAAGGCATTGAATTTGCTTTACCGTCATACGTTCACCTCTTCCCAGCCCTGAGGGTATGCGGACGGCGACCATACATTATTGTCCAACGTGGAGCGATACACTTTACTGCCTTCCGTGCAGCAGTCGCCCTTATTGTAGGGGCTGGTAGCCAAGGCGACGAACGGCAACGCTTTTGCTGGGTCGGTGCTCCAAGCAAACCCCCACTGTGCGGGAAGTTCCTCCGGCTCCTGGGTGTAGATAGTGCTGTCATAGGGCTGCACCAGCCGCACCACACGGCCAGCAGATGACCGGCACACAAACCCGGCCTTGCGCTCCAGCATGTTTTTGTTTGCGACGGCAGCCTTGAAACCGGGAATGTCGCTATCCGCCGCGTTCAGTTCGGTGCCTGTCATGTCCGGGGCTTTCTCCTGCAAGGCAAGCGCGTTCGCCCTCCCCTGGGCATACATGATGCTTTTTCTTTCCTCTTGTGTCACAGACTGTCAACCCCTTTCTTATAAGCTTCATCCAGCTCTTTAATCTGAGCAGCAACCGTCTGGTATTGCTCTCGCTCATACTCCCGTTGAGCTGCATCCAGCTCCGCCCACGGCTTCCACGGGGCAATCATTTCGCCGGTGAACACCACGCCATCGGCACGCGTCCACGTCTGTCCCGCCGGGATATAGCGGTAGCCCTCAATGTAAGCGTCGCACTTACCGTCGAAGGCATCCGTTTCAATCTGCGTCAGCCCCTCGGCGGTGGAGGTGTGACACTTAAAGCTGGAATCTATGTAAATCGTTTTCATGCGCCGCCCTCCTACTTCAGCAATTTGATTTCCGTCGCGGTGTACGTAATCGTCAAATACGCGGTATGGCGACCGCCAAAACCGATACTGTGGAGCCCGGACAGGGCAGATATGTCAACCGTTACCGTGGTAAGACTGGTACCGATTGCTGCCGAAGCAACTACGGACGAACCACTGTACACCTCCAATTTTGTATCGGAGCCGCCCGACGCTTTGCACGTCGCTTGAAGCGTGCTATACTCTGTCAGGTCAATTTGGCCTTTTGTACGTGCAGAAATGTCTCTGTTGCCGTTGTAGTTATTTACCGACTTAACCACCAATTCTGCTTCTGCGGTTACAGTGCTGTTCCCAGGCATTTCCCACTCACCGGCTATAATGTCGCTCGGGGCATTTGGTTTGAACAGGAACAGCGCATAGCTCAGCTCCACAGAGATGCTCTGACCATCCGTGGTGATAGTTACGGTCTTGCTGTCGGTCTCCTTCCCGCTTGTGGAGGTCACCGTCCACGTCCCGGCGTTCGGTACGATGCAAGCCCATGTACCACTGGTGTCAGGAGCGGATAGGGTCGTTGTGCCGTCAGAGCAAGTGCATGTCGAACCGGCGGGATAGGTGATGTTGATGGTGGCTGCGAAAAATGCAATCACGGTTGAATAATCGGTTGTGACCACAACATTCTTTTGAGCAGTCTTGCCGTCGCCGGTGATGGTAACAGTCCACGTTCCGCTTGCAAGCCCCTTGAAGACAACCACGCCGCTGGTGCCGGAGTTCTTGGTCTTTGTCTTGCCGTCCTTGGAAACAGTCACGGTGACGTTTGCTGGAGCTGTGACGGTAAGGGTGCCGCCTGCGCCGCCGCTGGCTCCAAATCCATATAAAGGCACTGCAATGCTCATACGTACACCTCCACTGTAATCGGGATAGCCACTGTCGGCTTGTCCTCAAGGCAGGTAAACGTCAGCGTGCTGCCTGACCGGGAAGCGAAGCTGACCATGCCGCACGCCTCTTTCAGCGCAAGATTGGTGGACGTGTTACTCCCGTACACTGGATAAGCCATCGCACGTTTTGTATCCGTCAGACCGGAGACCGTAACAGGCTGGGTATACGGGGCGCTGGCAGACCAACCGGTAGCAGTTAACGTTGCAGTCTTTGCAATCGTTTTGGCATTACTTGACGCCGTATCTACGTACCCCTTGGTTGCGGCATCAGCGCTGTCCGCGGGCGCACCTAATGCTTTAATTTGATGGGAGTTCATGACAATATTTCCGGTCATTAAACCGCCAGCACTAGGTAATGCTCCAACATTTTCAGCTTCTAGCTCAACGTTGCCATTGGAGTTAGGTTCTTTGCCGCACACTTTGGATACAGCTCCGGTGCCATCCAAGCCCATACGGGAGACGGAGTAAGAGGTGACGGCGCTGCCGGTATTGAACGTAAGCGTGACCCTTGTCCACAGATACTTGCCCTGTGCTACCGTCGGGATCGTGTTTGACCATGTTCCAGACGGAACGACCGTGCCGGAATTGCTCGTCTGGTAGCTGATTGCAGAACTGTTGAGCGTTGCCGGATTCCCGGTATCGCCCTTTTCGCCCTTGATCTCGAACCACTGATACTTCGTCCAGTCTGTTGGGGCGGTTGCGGAATTGCCGCTGTATACGCCCATCCAGTTGTCAGGGAGAACACCGAAGCTGTGAGAAGCCGCCGTTGGCTTCTGAGACGCGTACCGAATCCAGACGTATGCGTTGTCGCCCTTATCGCCCTTTGCGCCGTTCGTGACGGTAAACGTGCTGGTGGTATTATCGTTATAGGTAATACGGTACGTGTCTACCAGCCCGCTGACGGAGACTTTGGCAATGGCTGAAATGCCCCGCCCGTTCTTTACGGTGAAGTCAAAGGTAGTGGTGTCCGCCATGGTGATACGGTATGTATCCGTAAGGCCGCTGGTGGACTGCTTCACGATGCTGCTGATACCGCCATGGCCGTCAGCTGCGGCGGTCAGCCAGCTCAGCAGAATTTGTCCCGTCAGCTTCTTTGCCGCGCTGTCCTGCTCCAGGACGAAAAGGTCAGCGGCTTTTATCTGTTCTGCTGCAATCAGCTCGGATATTGCTTTATCTGCGATAAGTCATCCCTCCTCAACGTCAGTCTCTTTTTCGGGCGCAGGAGGCGCGGACAGCGCCTGAATCACTTCTTCAATGGCCTGCATACTGCCCAGCATCCTGTCCCAGTTTTCCCGTCCTGCGACCTGAACGCCCTCAAGGGTATTCAGGACTGCCCTAAGTTTCATTGCAGGGTTCATTTTTACTCCTTTCCCAGCACCACACGCACCGCGCCGGTTTCCGGTACGATAGCGATTAGCTTCGTATATTGGGCGGCGTACTGCCCCTCGAACCACATTTGCACGGTTTCCTGTGGCTCAGCAAATACAGTTGCCACTGTCGGCAGCGACGTATTCAGCACCCGCAGATTGATTTGCCTCGCCTGAGGAAAGGGGTTGAAATAATCGCAGTCGAATTCTTTGCCTGTTGCGGTTTTCAGTTTTTCCATAGAAACCTCCTAGTATAATCGGTCATATCAAATCCATGTTAGGTATTGTAGAGATATTGTTCCGCCGTTTCCATCCCTAAACGATGTAGAAGCTACAGCTATCGTATGGCCTCCAATTATCAGTCCTCTGTCTTCAGTTGATACACTGGGTGCTGTATTCCACCCATTGAACACACCATTTGCGAAATCCGCATATCCAAGCGAGGTATTGATACCGCCAGTGGTGTTAGTCGTGCTTACAGTGCTGGCCGCAATCTCAAGGCCGGAGACACTGCGAGATTCTAGCCCCTCGCCGTTGAAATAGCCATCGTTGCCACCGTAGTCAATCATACCAGCGCTGACGCTTCCCCGGAAATAGCCATTCTCAGCGTACAGATTCCCGGTCGGCGTAATCTGCACGCCGTTAGCCTCAGAGCCGCACTGAATGCCGTTGACACCAATGTAAATACCCCGGCTGTTGGTGCCGTTCCAGACCTGATTGTTATAGCTTAGGTAGTCGGATTGAATGTCAAAACCGCCAATTTTGCCGCTTAAGGCGGTGATCTTCCCCCGGACTTCCGCGCCGGATTTGGTGATCCGGAATACCGTGGTATTATTGGCCTTGACCGTCCAGGAATCATTAAGCAGATCCCAACCGAAGGACGAACTGTCACCGCCGGTTTTGGTCACCCGCGCGGAGATCTGGTCACTCTGAATGTCCAGCCGTGAGGTGAGTTCGTTCCCCTGCTCGATACGGGCAGAGACTTCGGCGGAAATCTGGTCGGCCTGAACCTTGAACGTGGACTTCATTTCGGAATAGTGGCGTTCAATTTTGCGCTGCGTAGGTGTTTTGTACTCGTACTTATAATTGATTTTTTCGCCGCCGGGTGCGGATACATTCGCCGTGTACAGTGCCCCGTGGGAAACGTTTTTGGAGTATATCCCGCTGTATAAGTTTCCGGCGGCAAATCCGTCTCCGATCTCCGCCGCCGGGTCGATATGTGCGCCATCGGCGGTATACGGCTGGTACTGAAAGCCTTGGATTCTCGATAGAATATCCTCAGCCATTTTCTGCGTACCCCACGGGCAGTCCAGAGTAAGTGTTCGCCCGCTGTCGGTTCCGGCTGAGTATTCCATTTCATCTGACACGACAACAACGACTTTTGAATATCCGTTGAAAGTGTCTTGCTTTTCCAGCGACGAAAGCGATTTTCGGACATTGATTACGTCAGACAACGATCCTGTCACCTCCAAACGTAATGGCGTAGCCGTGGGTATCGATCAGGTAGCGGGTTTCTTTTGGAATATTCCAGAAGCATACCAGAAGCAATTCCCCCGATTCGCTCATGAGAAAGCACCCGGCGTACATGGCGGCGATATATCCAAGATATTCCCGGCAAGTATATTCCGGATTGTACTGGACAGGATAGGCGTTGCGCATAATCTCCGCCGTCCTCGGGTCTACCGTCACGCCCATTGCCTGGGCAATCTCCCGCACAACGTCTATATCCTTTGCTGGCCATGTCAATTTGCTGTCTGCTGGGTAATCCTGCTCTGCGAACAGAATAGCGTCGTAGCCGTGGATTTTAAGCCACTGCACATCGTCCTCGTCAGCGTCCTGGTCAATGGAATCCGCATAAAATACGCCCTGCGGGAGCCACTCGGAGCATTCGCCGTCATCGCTGACAAGCCTTACATAAACCGCAATCCGGGACATTCCCTCAATGTTCCCGGAGGGCTTCAGCATTTCAATGTCGCACTCCCGGCTTATTACATTGCCGACGGTCGGCTCGTTCCCATCGAAAATCGCGCCGGTAGTTTCTACCGACGCGAGGATGTTCATTCCGTATCCGGCATCTGCGCCGGAAGCCCCAACCAGAATGCGGGTTCCGCCGAACGTGATTCCGTTTCCCCTTTTGTCCACAAGAAAGCCCGTATCGCCGATAGAAACCCGCGTTTCCTTCGTGTGGATGCCCGCAAGGATTTTTCTATACAGAGCAGATGTTTTCTGCATATTGCCTCCTTACTGCTCGACCAGCGGGAAGGAAATACCCGTCCATACCGATTCCACGGTATCGGGGTCAACGTAGGAGATCGAAGCGGGAACGTTGTTGGAATAATATTGCGCCGTCTGGCTCTCGTATAGCGGGTGTAAGTTCGTTTCCACTGTGACATACTCCGGGTTTATCAGAGCCATAAGCGCAAGCTCTTCCGCGCGGTTCATATCCATGCACGTGATATCAGCCCGGTATTTCTGCGCCACCCGGCCACGGTGCATGGTAGCGTCCATTGTTCGCCCAGCGTTGGGGCTTTCCACATCGTTGCGCTGCCACTTTATTCCGCCCTCCTGAGTGAGGTGGAGGATGTCCACGCCGTTGATTTTGAAATATGGTTTTGCCATACTACCCCCCCAATGCCCGCTGTGTCCGGCGCTGCTGACGGGTGATCTCAGGTGTCAGCACCCGCGCAAGCGTCGCAAGGTCGCCGGTGAACTTGATCGTGATTTCCTCGCCGGAACCGTTCTGTGAAAGCACCTCCGCAACAGCCTGTTTAATAGTTTCCAGAGGGGCTTCAACGTTTGTGCCGTTTTTCTGGTCGCCCAGGACGGCCAAAAATTCACGGTTAGGCGGGACAACTGCGCCTTGCGCCAAGCGGGGAATGCTGACGGTGCTGATTGCAGGAATATTAAAGCCAATTGTGCCGCCGCCAAGCCAGTCCGGTGCTTTAATCTGAATCTTGTTCAGCTGGCGAATCATCCAGTTTACGCCGCCGATGATGAGATTTATCGCGCCCTCCAGAATTGCCACAATTCTGTTCCAGATGCCCCTGAAAATCTCCTTGACACCCTCCCATGCTCTATTCCAATCTCCTGTGAACACCCCGGAGATAAATGTGATAAATCCGCTCAGGATTTGTTTCGCAGTGTTGTAAAGGTCAGCGGCCAGTTTCCCGTATGTTTCAAAGATTGCCGCTAATTCCGGATTTTTCCCGCGCAGCCACTCGATGAACATATTCCATGCATCCCTGATTGAATCAATGACAGCGTTCCATGTATTTTTAAGGCCGTCCCATATCTGCTTTAATCCTTCGGCAGTCATCTCCATATCCCCGGAAAAAACGCCTTTGAAGAATTTACCGAATCCGTCGATAGTCTCCTTTAATCCGTTGATTAGTTCCTCACCATGTCCGGTAAAGGAAACCAGCGCTATAAGCGCGGCGGCAATACCGGCAATCAACAAAGGAATCCAGTTGCCGGTTAACAAGCCAATTCCAAGCCCAGCTGCCAGCAGTCCGGCAATGATGGTTAACGTGTTTTCAAGGGTAAATCCGTTTTCAATGACATCCTTTATTCCAACAACCAGCATTGCAAGGCCGCCTATTACAAGCGCTATGCCTGCGGCAGTAGACCCGAACGCAATGGCAAGACCTCCGGCTAGAGCGGCGACACCAGCGAGCATACCGAGGAAGTTTTGCATATCAATGCCGTTGTTCCATGCGTCAAGCCAGAAATAAACCAGTGCGAACGCGCCTGCGGCAGCAAGCGCAATACCTCCGATCATGCTCAGGCTATCGGTAAACAGGCTTGCAATTTTCCACGCCAGAAGGCCGGTTGCTATAGCTCCAACAAGTCCGAGAATGGTGTTTAACTCGTCCTCTGTATCATCAAATCCGGAAAAATCGGGTGCTATTGTGCCAGAGCCTCCTCCGCCGCCGGACGTATCTTCGGTCAGCTGGTTGATCTCGTCAAATCCGAGCAGTTGCTTTTTTGCCTCTTTTGCAGCCGCTCCCGTTCCGTTAAGCGCGGATGTTTGCTTATTTAATGCCGCTGCTGCCGCTTTCGACGATTCTACGGTCTTTCCCGTCAGCACTGCAAACACGCTTGCGATTTTGTTAATTATTGCGGCAAGGATGTTGACGAACTTCGTAAACGCTGGTATGATGATATTTACCAATGGTTGTACCAGTGTAAGCAGAGCACCCTTGAGCCTTGCAATGGCCGCAGTTGCTTCCGGGCTGGCCTTGATCACATCACCAATCCAATTCCGGAACTTTGAAAGCGCCTGCGTAACAACTGTAAACACAAGCGCAGAGCGAACGACGGATTTCATTCGGCTGGCGAAAGTTTTCGCGCTTTTTTCTGCCTTTTTGACACCAGCGCTCATTTTCTCGGTACTGCGTCCAGCCGAAGCGAGTTGCGCGGCGAGTTCTCCCGCCCTGCTCTTGGAGACATCAATATCACCGTTGGCCTTTTCAATTTCGCGGTTATATCTGTCAATCTTGTTGTTAACCTGATCCCACTGGTACTGTAGCGAAGTAACCGTTTCCGATTGCGCCCCTATCGCACCGGGAGATGCACCGCTGGCTTTTAACGCTTCGAGCTTCTGCTTTGCGTCATCCAGTGCCACGCCCAAAGCATCGGCCTGCTCCTCTAGCGGTATTTTCTTTGCCCCGGCTTGGCTTGCTTTGATTTCCAGGGAAGCTATTTTCTTTTCCAGTTTATCAAGCTCAGCTTGTGCTTTTTTGTTGTCGATCTCCGTGCTGAAAATGATTGAACCGTCAGCATTTGCCATATAATCACCTGCTCTTTTAATGTGCTATAGGAACTGTTGAAATTAAATGATAAAATAATGCACTGGGGGATTGCCTTATGAAAAAACTGAAAACAGTATTCATTTTTTCCGTAGCGTGGTTCTTGTCCGCTCTTCTTATTCTGTCTCTTGCCACGGCTATTTTGCCTGCGAACGAAAACGGGAAAATCACTGTTGGCGCTGGTTATACAATAACTATCCTCGTTGTTCCAATAGTTTGCGGAATTCTGAGTGTAAAGTATCTTTCTAAGAGGTATTACTTTGCCAGAAAGGTCACCCCGCAAATGGTTCGTGATGCAATACAGCTATTACCGAATCTCGAACCTTTTTCAATCTCCATGCTTCAAAGAAAGCTTGAAATACGGAGTTTTAACGTAGCGTCTGACTTAGCAAATGAGTTAGAAGAACTTGGATTTGTTAAAAAGTATCCCGATTTTACGTGGAAGATTATCCGCAATCAGCATGGTGCGATTGCCCGCCCGGTGCAAAAAATGGGAATGTCTGCCATAGATTGCATGGAAGGGCACGCTTTTGAGTTCTGGTGTGCCGATATTTTGAGGAAAAACGGGTTTATTGATGTCGAGGTCACCCAGGGTAGCGGCGATCAGGGCGTTGATATACTCGCGAAAAAAGCCGGCATAAAGTATGCGATACAGTGTAAGTGCTACGCAACGGATCTAGGGAATAAGCCAGTGCAGGAGGTTAACACCGGGAAAACAATCTACCATTGTCACGTTGGTGCTGTAATGACAAATCGCTATTTTACGGAAGGCGCAAAGCAAGCAGCAGACGCAACTGGTGTTCTTCTCTGGAACCGTGACGACGTGAAAAAAATGGCCGAAATTGCGGGTGTTTTCACGTCCACGCCTTTATAATTTCGTTCTCCGTGTTGGAATACTGCGTCTTTATATCCACAGCGTCCCTGTTTCGCCGGTAGAAGTCCTTATCCGCTTTGTCTTTCAGTTTTCCTTTCGCCTTCAAATCCCGTATCCGCACGATCTGTGCAAAGAAGCAATCCCCGATTTCCATGTAATATGAAAGAAATGTCCACCAGTGCAAATATGGCATTGAGCGGACTTCTGTCCCGGCAATGCGGTTTACCGGGGCAATCAGAATCGGAAAGTCCTTCTCCCAGTCCATCAACTTTGTGGCGTTTTTGCAGACTTTGTCGTTGCCGCCATTGATAAACCAGTAGCATTTTTGAACAGCCTCGCCGAAATGCTCTGCGGGCATATCAAAAAATCTTTTGTAGAAGATTCCAAGCATCCCGACTCCCTTTTCATTGCCTGTCAAATCCGGGTCTTCCAGAATGCAGAATATATCCAGAATCGCCCGAAAATCCGTCTCAATATCATAATCTGTTCCGCATACGTTGACAGATGTCGGAAGTTCGTACATCATCGGCTGTACTTCTTTGTATATTTCGCCAGTTTTTCGCTGTGGAACGCCTTTTCCCGCTTAATTCCATCATCGAACTCGTCGATAATGGCAAGCATTAAATTCATCCACAGGGGCATCCCCTCCGCGCTTGCATACACGCTCATTTTGCCGAACAACGGCTCGCATACAGGGGTATCGAAGCAACCGTCAATCGTCTCCCGCATCTCTGCGTCCAGCTTCCGGAGGTAGTCAAACGTTTCTCTTGTACTCATGTTGTCCGGGTTCTTGCTTTCCTGCTTCCGGGACAGCTCGTCGAGCGCCGAATAAATTCGGTCGGCAAATGCGGGGTCTGTAGGGTTAAACCGAACCGTGCATTTATCGTTAAGCCTATACTCGATTTCGCCGGTATTCAGTGTCAGTTCTTTCATAATCCCTCCAAAGATTTTGGGGCGGCTCTCACCGCCCCGTATTTGCATCAGGTATCAGCCGTGAACGTAACGGTTCCGGCGCTTACCGCCGCAGTACCTACCGTGCGTGCGCCGCCGTATGTAATGTCCATCGGCATTCCAACAAAGCCGCCGCCCTCGCCGCCAAGGCTGGACGGCTTGACCATACAGGAGCTGTAGCGCTCTGCAAAGGCCGCCGTGTCCTTAGTACCGGCGTACAGATGCACAATCAGCATATCCTGATTGGTCAGTGCTGCCACGTTCTGCTCCTTGACAGCCAGGTTCCAAATTTTCAGAACCGCAGCGTCTCCGGCGTCCAGATCGCACGGGTCAAAGGTCTGCGTGATGATGGGCTTTTTCATCGTGCTTCTGGTCGTGCCGAGGATATCCTTGTTGGATTCCTCCTGCCAGTCGTATTCCATACTGGAATCCGTGACGCGGCTACCAAGCGGTGACCACACAGGAGCAGAGGTTGTTCCGGTGTTCAGGTACGCGATCAGCAGCTCACGGTCTACGGTCTGGCCGGACGCGGTATTAAACTCTAAATCTGCCATTATTTCACCTCATAAATCGTTTTTTGAATTGAACGGACAGCTGCACCATGTACATTGCCGTTCCTTCTTCGTCTGCACCGTACAGGACACCGTTCTGCGCGGTGATTTTCTCCGCCCTCGGGTCATCCCCAAAGGTGGGGGCATTGCCCATAACGGACATTTTCTGCACCCACTCCTGAAAGTCCATGACCCAGCCCGCATTTTCAGACGCTCCGGTATCATCCCCCGGGGACTTCTCGAACACGTAGTACAGCCCGAAATTGTACTGGTTGACCACGGTCGTGTTCCCGAGGATATCCCGTGTTCTGGAAACCTCCACAAGCCCGGAGGGGAAAACACCGCCGTTGAATGGAATCTGGTCTGTGTAGTCAACATGGAAATCGCGGAAGATATCCGCGCCGGGGTACTGCCCGATAAAGTCCTTGATTTTTTCCAGCGCCGTCATATTCCGCTCCTCCTGTTGATATAAGCCTGTAGGTCGTGCGCAATTTGGTCTTTCTCTGCCGCCATCATGCGTCTGTCCCAGAACGGTCCCGCCTGCTGGTTCTTGGTGGTGTCATAGTTCAAATCCCGATCAGTCGCTCTCAGCACGGTTCCTTTTCTGTACCGGTATCCAACTCCCGGAATGAAAGCGGGGCCTTTTCCGGTTTTTGCATTTACCATGACTTTGCCGTAGTACTGATACCGGGCGTATGGTGCCATAACCGTGATCTCTGTCGGGCTTGAGATATACTTAAGCTTCGTGGAAAGCACACCGGTTCGGAACGGCATGTACCGCGTTATCCGCTTGTTCACTATCCGGGTAAGCTGCATCTGCACATCGCCGGTTTTATTGACGCCAAGCCTTGTCAGGATGGTGTCAACAGGCTTCATATCAACCTTTATCCGTGTTTTCATCCGCCCGCCTCCACATGAACCAGCTTGCCGCCCCAGTATTTGGGGTCAACGTACTTCACAACAACCAGCCCCGGAACCTTCACCGGAATGAAGGACGGCCACTGCGCCGCCGTGATTTCCTCCCCGGCACCCAGCAGCACCTTGTCCTCCGGATAAACGCATACCTCCGAACAGGGAATGACCAGCAGAAAGGAATTGACTTCCTTACTGCCGGTCTTGTCCACATTCTCGGTTTTTTTGTAATCCAAAAAGGCTCTATCGTGTACCGTTCTGGTTACTTTGTCGCCGTCCCGGTGGTATACCGTGACCGCCTGATTGCACAGCCGGTAGTCTACGGGGCAGCTGCGGCGCTTGATTCTCACCATAGCTAGCACCCCCGGTAGATATCGAGATACAGGCAGGCGCAGCGATACAGTTCCCGCGACTGCCCCTTGGCGCTGACATCAACACCGTTCCCGCTGCCATAGCTCACCGAAACGGAGCCGATAGAAGCAGACTGAACAGCGCCGCACTCACCGTTGGTAATCAGATCAAAGCCGTGAATAGCCTCTGCCATGGCGCACACGGCAAGGGCTTCGGAGTTCTCCTCCGGTGCCTTTACCGTGTATATGCGCTTGTATCTTGCCAGCTGAGCCGCCGCACGGGCTTCACACGTGTTCCAGTCCTCTGCGGGGATAGCGTCGCCCCGAAAGCTGCTTATGTAAAAATCATAGTCAATCATCAGGGCGTCTCCTTTCCGTTACGCGGTCTTGGGTTTCAGGATAATGCCGTTCAGCGCCGCCGCCTTGAGCGTGTTCTTAAGCACAACGCCGGCCACCAGCTCCACTTCGCCCTTCTTCACAGCGCCAGGGGCTTTCAGGTCGGGCATATAGCTGTTGATGACGCCGGTTCCGGTGGGGGAAATGCCGTGGAATCCATCCAGGGCGATATTCACAGCGTAGATGCTGGAAGTACCGGCGGCGGTGGTGCTGGGGGTGGAGGTGTCGATGACATCCACGGACTTGGTGCCGTTGTAGTACATACCGGCATCCATGATGGGTATATCGCCGAAGTACTCCACAGCCCTGCCGAAGTCGTCTTTCTTGCGGTCGTAATACCCCGCACGGCGGGCAGCCGCCCGGACTTTCAGAAGCATGGCGGTGTTCATCAGCAGCAGAGAAGCGCCGCCGTCCACCATGTGGGTCAGCTGATCCAGCTGGTCAACGAAGGCATTGGCGTTGCTGTCCAGCTTGGTGGAATCGGACAGGTCAATGTCCGTAGTGAATTCGTTGGATGTGCCCGCCAGGGCCTTTCTCAGGCCGTCGAAGGTGTTCGTGACATACCCGGTGCCGGACGCGGCGGAGGTGCCGTTGATCACCAGATTGTGGAAATAGTTGCTGGTTGCCTTGATCTTCTGCTGCGCCTGGAATGCCAGCTCATCAATGGCTCCGGAGGTGCTCTGAATCACACGGTCAACCTGGAAGGAACCGCCCATGATAACGGCCTTGGCGGTCTTTTCCTCCCGCTTCGCCTCGCCTGCGGTGTATTCGCTGTTGATAGCACGGACAGCCGCAGTAGAGGGGGTTTTCAGCTGAATGTAACCGTAGGTCAGAGTGGAACCGCCGGTGCCGGGGGAAATGGCGTTATCAAACACCAGTCTGTCCAGCAACAGAGAACTGCGCCGGAACTCGTCGACCACCTGCTGATCGACCTTGTCGGCCATGCCGACCTTTGCTTCTGCAAGAGTAATTGCCATAGTTAAAAATCATCCTTTCACTTCATGTTGTAATTTGCCCTGAGCGCACCGGCAAGGGTCGTCGGTTCGCCGTTCGGCTCCTGCTGCCCTGTACCGGTCTTCCCGGCATAGGGGGGCGGCATTTTGCCGTCATCGAACAAATAGCCGCTGTCCTTCCGGAGAGCTTCCAGAGCGGCCTTAATGTCCGTTTCCTGGTTCTTGCTGCTTCTCAAAGTGTCGATGTCCAGCAGCGCCCGGATTGCCTTGGTGCTTTTACCCTTTGCACCGGTGATGGCGGCATCCAGGGCGTGGGAGAATTCCATATCCGCGATCTTCCGGTTGCTCTCGGCAATGGCATCGTTGTACTTCTTTTCCCAGTCCTTGGCGGACTGCTTGATGGTATCGATGTCCTGCTCCTTAAAGCCGGAAATGGTTTTCTGTGCTTCGCTCAGCTGGCTCTTGATGGTGTCATAGTCAGCAAAAGGCTTCTTAGCCGCTTCGATATCCCGGCCATTCTCTGCCATGATCTCGTCAATGATCTCCTTGCTCAGGGGCTGGTCTCCTACCTTGAAATTCTGCAAAAACTCGCGTTTCATATACTTCCTTTCTCAGCTATGCTTTGTTATATGGGGGTTGCGTCCCCTGCTGTCGGCTCGTTTTACGCCTGCCACGGCAAAAATGGTATGAAAAAAGCAACCGTTCGGAAATTCAGAACAGTTGCTTCAATCAACTTGATTTCTGACCTGTTTTGCACCAAACCCGGGCATTTCCATGCGCTCATGCTGCATCCGCAGTCCTGCCGCTTCGGAAAAGCGCTTATATTCCTGATTCAGAACCTGGTATTTGATCTGATCGCACTGTAAGTTCTCTTTGTCCCCCGTGGCCTCATCAACCAGAATCCTGCGTTTCTGCTTCCGGATGGCGGATTCAAGCCGCCGCTGACGCTGGGTAGCCTCATACGTGGTGTAGTGCTTCCCGTCGTAGTCAATGCCTTTTTCGTTATCTTTCCTGAATTTGTCCAGTTCCTCCGGCGTGTATTGCGGAGAATCAACACCCAGAATAATCGGGAAAGCCGCATGGCCACAGTTCAGCGTACCGATACGCCGCACAAGGGAGTTATTCAGTTTTTCGTATTCTGCGTCACTGTACTGTCTGCCCTGAATCGGCTCATGGTCGGGGGCGCTGGCCGCGTGAGCGGATATCTCCCAGCCGTCACAGCCGAAATCATCGTGGTTCTGCTGGCTGATCTGCTCCTGCATTAACCCCAGGCCACCCATAACGCTACGCCGGACAGCGGCTTCCATGGAGGTATGAACGCCGGATTCATAGTCGATTGTGACAATCCCCTTTTCCGCCAGATTCCGGGTAGCCTCCCGGATGGCGGAGGCATAATCCTGCGCCCCCGTCGAAACCTTCGTAAAGGCGAAATCGCAAGCCTGTCTGTAAGCGTCTGTAAGCCCCACAGCCTTGCCATTCGGCATGACTGCCCCCATTGTCTGGGTGATATTGTCCAGTTCGGAATCGGCCAGCTGCGCCGCAGCAGACACAATCTGCTGTAAGACCTCATTGCTGCGGAATGGCACCGCCTGTACATAGGGGTGTTTCCGTATGTCATAACTGTATCCGGTTTCCCCGGCCTTTTCTATCAGTCGCCGAAGCTCCCGGTGGGATACTTTCAGCCGCTTTCGAAGCTCCTTTTTTAACTGCCGCTGAGAAATACCCAGCTGTTGAAGCCTCCACGTCTGATAGGCCGCTGTGCTGGTGAATTGGCCGGCTTCCGCAATTCTCCTGGCGATATCCTCAATCAGGAACTCCGTCACCGGGGTAATGAGCTGCTGTGCCTTATTTCCAAGGGCTTCAATCTGGTCAGCGGTCAGCACAGTTATTCACCGTCCTCTACGACTTCCGGCATGTACTTCTTCCGAATTTTCGCTAACTGTGCTTCCGTATCCCGGGGCATGTTGAATTTCCACCCGAGTGCAATCTCGGGTTTCAGCAGCCCCGCCGCGACCATGTCCTTGTAGTCAGCCCAAGTCTTTTCCTCATCGAACAGAACGCCGTTGCCCCAATCCACGACAATGGAATCATCTCCCACGTCGTGGGCACCGGGTACGCGGTACATCCGCCCCAGAACGCCGCACAGCCTGACGGCCTCTCGCAGTGCGCTTTCCCACATCTGCTGGAAGTCGATAATCGTCAGGTTGTAATCGCCCTCAGAGGACGTCACCTCGGTAGCCGTTCTTTCTGCGGCTTCCACCTCGGACAGCAGCCCGCGCTTTAAGCCTATCACGTTCTCCACATTCCGGAGATATTCCGTTTTTCTGGCAATATACGACTGTTCCCGCAGCGCCGGGGAGAAAATAGTGATGCCTATGTCGTCAGGGGATTCATCCACTGCGGTAAATACGCTTGCGGACAGGTTTTTCCGCCCGCCGACCTCGTCAACCTCCAGCATATCCGCGCTGGCAATAATCCGGCTTTTCCCACGCTCAAACTCTCCGTTGATCTGCGCCTCGTTCCGGTTGATATTTTCAATCAGGCCGACAGCCGCGTCATAAACGGATACCCCGTCGGGGCTACCGTCCACACTGTTGTCAATCGGCGTTTTCAGCCATGCAACGCCGACGCTTCCCAGTGGCTCAGGGAACGTGTATTCTTCCGCGAGTTCCGCATATTGTGGCAGCTCTGTAAGCACCACAGCCTGCCCCAAGCTGTTCTGGTCGTTCGACCGATACAGTCTGTTGGTAATGGTCAGATACCCGCTATCATCCACCGTGCGCCGTTCCAACAGTGTGTAATAGAATCTGTCACGGATGCTGTGTTCTGCCATGCCGATGTCGGTCATATTCCCGTCCCCGTCCCGGCCAAATACCAGAATGTTCGGTCTGCTCACAACTGCGAAGCGGAAACCGCTGCCCGTCGGGATAGGCTTTAAGCCGCTTTCTCCGCCGATCAGGGCTTTTTGCATAGCGCTTTTCTTTTTCGCGTCTGCCGCGTCGAGGATTTCGGAAACAAACGCGTCTTTGCTGGATGCCGAATACTCCGAAAATGCCGTCTTTGTCAGTTTACGGACGATGGTATATGGAATCCGCTGGCACGGGTCATAATCCGGGCCCGCGTCCTTCTCATAATACAGATCCTGCCACCTATGGATGGCCAATTTCATTTCCGGAGATGTCATGTCAACGGCGCGAAACGCCATTTCATAATCACTGTTCGGATAAATCACGCTTTTCTCCTCCTGCGTTGATCGTGATGCGCCGCAGCGCGCGGGTTGCATACTGCAAGCCCTGTATATAGGCGTTCAAAGTATCCACTTCCGCCCGAAGCCGCAGATTTTCCGCTTCAAGCGTCCTGATATCGGCTTGCAACGACGCTTTCGCCCAAATAGGTGCCATATCCACGATCCATTTACGAATCCGTTTCCTCATCGCAAATTCCTCCAATAATCTTTCGTGCCTGGTGGTTTCTGCGCATGACGGTCGCGCAGAAATACCGGATATCATCCATGGCATGATCGTTTTCCTTCACAGGCTTATCCACTTCTCCCTTGTCGTCCCAGCGGTACAGGCCAAATTCCCGAATCGCGTCCTTGCAGCCAGAGCCGATTTTGATAACACCAGCTTGGAGCATCATGGCCGTCAGGCGAATACCGTACATAACATCATTCTTCGCTTTCCTGACGGAGAAACGCTTGTGTGAGCGAATGCAGGCAATAAAAGAGGCCGCAGACGGGTCAACCACAATGTGCCGGATATCCCTGTCACCGGCTAGCTGTTCGATTGCCCGGTAGTATTCCTCATCCGTTAGCTGTCGTTGCTGTTCCCTGCCGGAATGATAAAATTCCGCAACCCGGACAGCAACGCCGTCTCTGACGCACCACAGGCCAGCAGAGAATGGGTTCAGTGTTCCATAGTCACAGGATATATACCACTCTCCACATTCCGGTAAATCGTGCGTGACGTGCCTCTCTGGGTCGAACTCATACACAAGCCCTTCCGCAAGGCACCACTGCCCCAGGATATACCGCCGGTAGAAAATGCCGGTGTACATCGCCCGGTATCTGGCTCGTATCTGCTCCGACAAGCTCAGGTTATCCTCCATGGTGAAGTGGAGGTACAGAAGGTTCCGTTTCTGCCGTTCGTCGATCCATTGCTTTTTGAACCAATGCCCCGGGCCTGCCGGGTTGCAGTTGCACCAGAACTTGGAGCCGTCCACAGAGCAGCGGCCGGCTGCCTGATTGACGAAGCTCTCCGGCATCAGGGCGATTTCATCCAGAAGAATTCCAGCCAGGGTAATGCCCTGCACCAGATCTTGGGAGCCTTCGTCCTTACCGCCAAAGATGTAGTAATAATTCTCGGTGCTGCCCCGGGAGATAACCACCAGGTTATCCGTCCGCCTGTCGCGTATGGTGTATCCCCTTGCCGGAAGCATCTGCTTGAGCACAGATAGAACATTCCGTCGGAAGCTGCCCACAGTTTTTCCGCACATTCCGAAATTCTGGCCGTTGAAGCTGTGCATCGACCATTGAATGAAAGCCAGCGACATACACACGGTTTTCCCTGACCGGATGGCTCCATCTGCTATGATTCCGTCTGCGTCTGATACACCGGATTCCGGGAGCCACCAGGTGAGTATCTGCTTCTGCTTCCTGGAAAAGGGCTGAAACCGAAATGCAACCTGTTTTAATCCTCCTGCCATATCTGTCCCGCCTCTTCTCGAAGTGCGTCCATGAATCCGTCATCCGGTGTGGGTTCTTCCACGGTGGAATCCCCAAGCAAATCAACCAGCACCTTGGCGCATCTGGCATCTCCCCGAACCGCTGCCTCTGTCAGTCCAACGATCATGGCCATCTGATTGTCGATATCCTCAGGATTCACCCCGTCACGGGCAATTTTATTCCGCACACGTCTGTCTGTTACTGGCAAGGACAGGTACAGATCAGCTGCTTGTTTCAGGTTCCGCTTTCGACGGCGGGCGGCACCGGAGGCAATGCCGCCAGCTGTTCGTATTCTTTTCTGTTCTTCCTCTGTTCTCTGGTCGAAGGGAATAAGGTTCTTCGTTCCGTCTGCCACCCGTCACCACCTCTCATTCAGGATAATAAAAAGCAACTCGGCAAAGTAGCTTACCAGTTGCTCATCATGCGGAAATAGCCAATCTCGAATTGGTTTTCCCGATAAATTCTTTAATTTGCGCATATTCCCAGCCGCAGTCAACAAGGCCGCTCACAAGGCGCTCCATGGACTGCACAGCGGCAAGTTCTTCCTGCGGAAATGCGTCCCGAAGATTGTCCTTTGCGCCAAGCCCATAATCCCGGCGAAGCTGCGCCGCGTCTTTCCCGAACAACGCCCTGTAGATGCAATTCGTGTAATTGGAATACGCATGGCCGTGCATCCGCTCGTCCTCTCTGGACTGCTGTAGCGCTTTGGTCAACGCCTGACGAACGGCAATCCCTTTTTCGCGCTCGATCAGCTTGCCTTGCAAGGCTGCTTCCATAGCGTTGAACTGCTTGATATACGCTTCCTTGAACTTCATAGCAAGTTCGCCAGTATAACCCATGGCCAATAGGGTGAACCCGTCGCGGGTTATGACGAACATCGGCTGCTTGTGTCCTTGCGCGTTCTCATAGCTCGACTGTCCAAAATTGGACAGCCGAAATTCCTCGCTGCATCCAAGTTCGCGAATGTCTCTGAGAACGTGCTGGTGCAGTTTCCCGAACGTCTCCGCCACATCAAGGCTTGTTACCGTAGGGCGTTCCTGCTTCCCGACCTTTGCGATTTCTACAAACATTGCTATCAATCCTTCCTGTTGATTAAAATGTTTTTTTGAACTCTGTTTCCACCTGTTGGCATTTGGGGCATACTTCACCGGAAAGCGCCCGCTGTGCCGATAGGGAGGCCATCGGCGATATATATGGCGCGAGGCCGATTCAAACGGCCTTCTGTTGGGGAGAGAGCGCCCAACTCGTTATCTACCGCGCCATGCAAAAAGAGGCTCAGGAACAACCCCAAGCCTCTTGCGCTTTTTCTTTTTTACCAGTATAGCACATTCAAACCGAAAAATCTTCCGGTTTTTTTCCGGTTTTTCAAATTTCTGCGCATCCGTACAGGGAAATTGTAAAATGGTGAAGCGCCGAATCCTTTCGCGCATAAACCTGAGATTTTTCAATCCCAAATTCTTCGCACAACCTGTCCACATTTCCCCTCGCAGGCTTTATGTAGAATCTATCCAGCACCTTCCGCTCATCGTCTGTAAGGACTTCAAGCCCGGAATCCACAAGCGACACCCATTTTCTCGCCTGTTCGAGTGACCGCGCCAGTTCCTCACGGTGAACGATATTCGATAGCATCGCATCTTCCCGGCCGGAACCACCGCCGCTTACCGGCGTACCGTCAGCCGTGGCGCTTCGGATACTCTGCATAGCGGATTCCAGCCGCGCCATTTCTTCGGGAATGCTTTTCAGGGACTGTGCCTTTGCACTGTATTCCTTTAGCTTTTCAATGGCCTCATACTTCCAGTTCATTCCGTTCCTCCTTGCATATCTTATTAAATCTCTGTATAGATATACACAATACACACAAGATATAAGATTATATTTAATATATACTATACAGGGATAAAGCTATAATATTAAATTCTGTCTCCTGTTCTCCGTTTTCTCCCTCCTTTCGGTGCAATCCTTCCCAGGCGGGAAAGGCCGCTTTTCCCCGCTGACGAATATGTAATTGCAGCACCGGCTGCCTTCGCAATATCCGAAGAAATACCGGCACCCGACGCAATACTTCCTGCCGTCCCTGTACTCCACATTACCGCCCCGTTTCCATCACAGGATAATCCGCTGCTGTGCTGTATATTCTGCCCACACCGCCTCCTGTTTTTCAAAATATTCCTTGTCAATTTCCGTTCCTACAAAATCCAGATCGAAATCATACGCCGCCCGCCGGGAGCTACCGCTACCAAGATGAGTATCCAGAATCTTGAATCCCGGCTTCGTGTAGTGGGCGTATATCCATCGGTATAATTCTTCCGGCTTTTGAGTTGGGTGAAATCTGCCCGCTATGCCCGCAGATGACATTTTGATAACTTTCGCGTTATCGTTGAAACTGCACCAAGCATATTCCGCCATTGCCATAGAAAAGTTTTCCGGTATATTTGTTTTCAGCCAGACCAAAAAGCATCTGTTGGGTGGGAGCTGGAAATAGTTCCCGCCCCATATGATTTGCTCCTTGCTCACCCGGAAAAGCTCATTGAAATAGTCCTCGCCGGGGGCATAGTCCCAGCTCGTGATTTTTTTCCGAACTTTGCCGCCCACTTTCCTCCCGTCCGGGCAATCTTGCAGGTACCTGTCAAAGCGTCCACCGAAGCGGGTGCCGCTGACGAACTCCCCCCCCCCGCTTCCATACGGCGGATCGACTACAGCCAAGTCGAAATATTTATCCGGATACTCCCGCATGATTTCCATGCAATCAGCGTTAAGCGCAATATTCACATCGTGCCACCTCTTTCCGCTTTCCTGTCACGGTATCTCCTTTTGGCGGCTCTCTGAGCGTGGGCTTTTTGGCACTCCAAACTGCAATAGATTTTCTGCTTGATCTTGCCCTGCGTAAATTCCTTCCCGCACTGTGGGCAGATTTTGGAAATGCCCTGCGGGGCTTCCACGTCCTCCACATCGGCCTGAATCGGCGGGTGGTATCCGTGCATTGCCATGTACTTCCCGTATCTCGTCCCAGCCTTCTGGGCGGCTATGGAGCACAGGGTGAGATAGTCCGGCTTCTTGCTCATTGCTGTTGTGCCTCCCGTGGCAGTTTGATTTCTGCCCCATCGTGCAGATCGTCGCTATCCAGTGCATAGGTCACCATCGTCAGCCCGCTGCGTGTTTCCACTACGCCGTTCAGGAAACTGCAGCCCATACCATCGGGAATATCAAGTGTGATTTTCATTCGATTTTCTCCTTTCTCCGTAGCTGCAAAAGTCGTTCATTTCCACGCAAACAGCCTCGCCCTTGTAGCCTCTGACATTTGGGTAAGGCTCGGTATGCAGCATACACATAGGGTTTTCGTCCCCCTGCCGGTGGATACAGTCTTTGCACCGAACTATGTGGAGCGTTTCAATGAACCCGTCTGCGAAACCAGCATCATACCCCGCCTTGTACTGCCCCCTATCATATTTCAGAGCTTTCAGAAGTTCTTCCCGATTCACCCGGATACCAATTTTTATAATCGCCTGTACTACGGCATCGCCGATAGCATCCTGAAAGTCGCTTAAATTCAAGCTGGCAGGTGGGGTGTAGCCGTTAAGTTCTTCCATTTTCATCCTCCTTTCGCTCCCCATAACTGCAAAAATCATCGCCGTCTACCTCGTTAGGGGACATGCCCTGCTCATATTGCCAATGATAGCAATACCCAAATGGCGTTCCTCCTTTGTTGGTGGGGTGCTTGCCTATTTCCTCAAATGCAATGCAGTCCCGGCACCTTACCACGGGGACGGCATTTCTCCCCCGTTCCAACGCCTCCATGCCCATTCGGCAGGCTTCGTTCACCTCGTCCATGCCGTCGTAATGCTCCCGGTGTCCCGGGTCAAGAATTTCAATTGCTCGGTCAATCGTCATCGCCCTTATCCTCCTTATCCTCCAAGAGGTGCTGAACAGCGAGCGTGTTCAAAACGTGTGTAAATTCCAAAATATCCCAATTGTTATGGGTAATTCGCCCCGCAACAACGCGCATTGCGAACAGCATAGCGGTTAAATCCTCCGTGAAATCGCCGCCCAAATACATCTTTGGGAGTGCCGGTAGCTCACGATCTTCCTCATCTTTGTAAACGTCCGCTAACGCAGCTCCAAAAATTGATGTTTTCATAAACAAATCCATGATTACTCCTCCAAACGCATTTTTGCACCGCAATGGCAATACGGATATCTCCGGCAAGCCTCGCCGTATTCTCCGGCTTCCAGCAGGTGGTGCAAGTCGATATTGTCTACCTTGCGCCCGCAGATGGAGCATTCCAGGCAGAGGGTCATTTCATCTGCAAGCCGGATATTCCAGTTCCCATGCCGCACCGGCTCCACGTCGGCGGCGGGAATTCCATCTATCACTTCCTGAATGTTTTTCATCCCAAAGCCCCAATCGCAGGCTCCGTCCGGGTAGCTTTCACATACATCCGCATCTGTATTTTCAAAGGCTTTTTGCGCCGCTTCCCGGCTTATGTAATCACTCATTTCAATTCCTCCAAACTAATCTGCCCATCAATGGGCGTATTGTCGGCCTCTTTCCGCTTCCGTTCCGGGACGACTTCTCTCTCAAGGGGCTGGCGGCTTATTGCCCGATTGAATGCCCCACAAGCCATCCATCGTCCCGCCCAGTCCGTCGCTTTACTATGGGTAAGCCCGTATACTTTGCATTTGCAAAGCACTTTATCGTGATACTTGCCCTTTATGAAGTTGCTACACTCCCGGCACGTATGCCCATCCAAAACGCCAAAAAAACGGTGCATCAGAGCAAGTTTACGTAAGGCCATTACTGTTCCTCCACATAGCACCAACTCTGGGGCGGGCGTTTGATTTCAAAATGTGCCATTCAGGTTTCCCGCCGGACGGCTCCTGGATATCGCAGGAATATGCCTCATGCCCCCGCGCCCGGAACGCCTTGCACACGGTTTGCGATTCCTCGCAGGCTATCAGAACTTTCATTCCGTCGCCTCCACCGGAGAGCGGAGCCAGTCGAGCCAGCAGAGCCCGCAGCGCCCGTTGCACTTTGCTCCTCCCGGAGGGCATCCTCCTCCCTGAGGGAATCCGCCGTTAAGGATTTTTGCTAATTCCTCGTCCGTCATAGCTCGGATTCTGTCACTGTTTGTTTTCGGCTTCGCCTTTTGCTGAGATTCAATCTTCCACTTTGCTTCAAGCGCATCCTGAAAGCAATTGGCGGCATCATGGAGCCCGGCGGCCCATACCTGGTGCATCATTTCCATTTCCCATGCCCTTGGGTTTTTGCAACACCCATTTTCTCCATGCTCGTGGGTTACGGGGTTTGGCGTAAGCTGTTCTACAACGTTGCTCATTTCCCATTTCCTTTCTGTCTTCCTTTATTCCACCGAGGGACTTTCCCCCACCTGGGCGGGGTGCAATTCCGCGTCGCTGGCTTGAAACAGCCGTACATTTTCGCTTTGCTCATGCTCAAAAACAATCCCCTCTCTCACCAAATCCGGGTGTTCGTACCGGAAAAATTGGCGTTGTTTTTTGTTGGTTCCAATTGATTTCATGATGTTTTCGTTCCAATTCGCTACGAAATATTCTTCCCACGCCTTGCAGCCGTCCCCATTGGTGGGGCAATCGTCCCGCGTGCAGTTTCTGCAAAATGGGCTTCCCGAATCGATGTACTGGCCGGGGCGTTCCTTTTCACCGTCTACTTCGTTTTTCATACTCCACCGCCTTCCGGTAGCTTTTCAAAGTCCA